CTCCCAGGAGCTTTCGCCCAACGTCTTCCTTAAAAAGGAGACGCCCACCTCAGCTTCAGTGTGACGGCATGAGGACGCCCTGCGCGTTCTAAGTGCTCAGCATTGACGGCTGGCAAGCCGCCTGCCTCCTCGATGGGGATTGGGTCACTGTGCTCAAACGGAAACACCGGTTGAGTCTTATCAGTGGCTTTCTCCTCAAGGAGAAGTAGGCACTTAAGTAGGGCAGCATATCCATCTAAGGAATCCTTAGGTAGGACAGCTGCGCGTTGCCAGCCCTTAACCAAGGGGCTGTGCAAGCTCGGATGCATTCTTTCTTGGGAATATCCCAAGAAGGAATACCGACCCACAAGTGGCGAGGTTGGAGCTACCACCGGGAAATATGTAATCAAATCCCGGATGTAGACATCCATCCTCTCGCACGTTCTCCAGTAACCAGCAAAATATAGCTGATTACGAAGATCAACGTACGAGTTAACCCTGTCGACGTTGTCGCCAGAGTTAAGGCCACCGAAGCGCATCCGTGAGTTAGGGGATTCACGACGTACCTTGACAATACTGACGTCTTGGCCATCGTAATACTCCTTTCCACAAGACTCTCGGAATTTTCCATTCCAGAAGGACTTGTCTCGATTTACTTTAATCCCGAAGGATTCAAGTACATCGATCACGGATTCTGCACAGTGTACAGGAACGATAATATCGTCCCCATACACACGCACCGATCCGAGGTACCTTTTAAAGGTACTTCGGGTAAGTGGCGAGTTAGACGCTCTTTCAATCCCGAGGAAGATCAACGTCGTAAAGACGAGAGCTTCTAAAGGAAAGCAGAGCGCCGAACCCATAGACGCATACTTGGCTAGGCGTTTAACGCCGTGACCAGGTATATCAGCCTTCCGGCTTCTAGTCGCATCAAGACCCTTATGCAAATGAGGGAATTGAGAAACTAGATGTCGTACATGCTGATTAGAAACACGATCGGATGCCTCACTCAAATCGAGTGTGGCAAGGTTGCCTTTTAGGCTCCCTATCCGAGCCATCTCCTGGTTAGGGATTTGGTCTCGAAAACCGATGAGACGAGTAAGAACTTTGTCGTTCTCAATCGCCTCCACGAGTGGTCGAGAAATCGCCTGCTGCATGTATTGCATTGCAGTAGGCTCAATCGCGATCACTCTCGGTGCTTTTAGCGTTTTAGGAACTGTGACAACCCTTGCGGGTGTCTCAGAACCAGGTTCGAGGATGTCAACATTCGACATTTCGTCGAAATATCTCCAGTTCGGAAGAGCGTATTCCCCAAAAGGAAACACGCCCTCCAAACGGGCAGGCCAGGATGCTTGTCGATATTTTGCGTTTGCACGCAACCTATCGGCAGTGGCACCCGGACCGTGCTTAGGTAGTAAGTCTCCGTAATAGATCTTTCGATCTATCTCAGAGAACAAACTACCGAAGAGAAGGTTCCCTATCCGCTCGAAATCGTTCCAGTCATGGGACGAAATCTTGCGATTGGAAACCTTGACATCCTGCTCACAAGAAACAAAAGCCTCTATAGCATCCTTCACCCTCGCATCACTGCAAGGAAGAAGGATCTTAGAGAACATCAGCGTTAGCTGACGTATCGCTAAGATTGCAACTACAGAGAGCTCAGTGTTTCTTAACTGACCACTAGTCCGGTCGAATACAAGATCGAGGAAACCTCCGAGAAATCGGGGGAGACCTACCTGCCAGGGAAAACCCTGGAACAGGCTGCGATCCACATAGCCTTGGTCAAGACTTTTTTGGAAGTCTTTTCCAAAGCTAGGTAGGGTTATCGTGAGAAACGACAACCCCTCGTATTCGTACCGCCTAGAGACGTAGTTTATGTCTCTAGTGGCGCTAGTGCAACACTGGATAGCCGATTCTTCGGCTATCGATTTCCAGAGTAGCATAGGGCTTTTCAAAGTCCCTCCTTAAATAGAGGTAAACTTTCCTTAGCCCATGCCCCGTAGACTACTGACCAGGAACGCAGAGTTTATAAAACATCTCTGCAATCTTAGCCAGGCCAGATAGATCTCCGTCACCGAAAATTATCAGAACGATAATTGCGGCGGCGGATGTCGTGTATTTAACACGATTCTTGTCTATCAGCTCTCACCCCCAAGAAGCTTGGAGATGACAGCGTCCGAAGTCGCTGTGTACAACGTCTTAAAACCGTTGTAGACAGCAAGAGCCTCAGCATTCGTGTACCCCGCAACAGGGACGTCAAAGACGATGTAATTACTCATCGAAACTTTGGCGTTTGTTGACGGAATAAACGGGTCTGGGGTGATCTTCGAATGGTCGAACCTCAAGACTCGACGCGTGCGACGCCCGTAGGTGTTGCTCGCGGAGAGCCTTAGAAGTCCATCAGCGGACAAGTACTCCGCAACGTTCTTTCCCGTAGAAACACGGGGAAGCGGCGTTGTGACAGCACTAATCGTAATGGACTGAGGATCGGTCAGAGACATGGGCACTACTCCTTTTTCGCCCCCATATTGGGAGCGTTGGCATTGGTGTATTTATATCACTAGTGCTAACACTAGTTTCTGCCATGGGATAAACCCAAGGCAGCAGCTATGGCTTGCTGGACGGCAGTTAAGCCGTTCCAAGTCAAGCCAAACCCAAAGGGGTTCGCGCCGATTCTCTTTTTCGTCTCTGTTACCAGAGACAGAGTAGCGACGCTCGACCGATCTCCAAAAGAAGATGGAGCGGTCGATGAGAAATAGTAGGTATCAGTGGAGATTATATTCTCCATGATATAACCATATCTCAGTACCTGACCATATTGGGCGTGTCGGGAAACGTTATTCATAACGTCCCCGGCATTTGTCACCCAGTCTACGGCCCAGCTCCAGGGTGTAAGGTTCCATAGGGTATCTGGGGTCAAGTCAAGTCCGAAGACTCGCCTTGCCTCCAGAGCGGCACGATCCATCTTGCCAGAAGTAGTAAAACCTCCTGGTAGATGATACGTGAACGCTCCCTTGAACCACCGTTTCGTTTCCACTTTCGTGGTCTTGTAAACGGTCCCTGACTCGTCGAACAAGTAGGTCAAATTGCACCTCCCTGCGCCTGGATAATTCAATCCAAACCAGGGTCGCGCATTCGTCGCAATGACGTTAGGCCCATTTGTCGACTTGATA